GCTGGTAAGGCTCTTGATCGAGATAATGTTGCTGGTTATAATTGTTCGTATCTACCAATTGATGATCCTAAAGCATTCGATGAAGCAATGTGCATTCTTATGAATGGCACTGGTGTTGGATTTTCTGTTGAACGTCAGTATGTTAATAAGCTACCAGAAATTCCAGATCAGCTTTATGATTGTGATACTGTTATCACAGTTCGTGATTCTAAAGAAGGTTGGTCAAAAGCATTACGTATGCTTATCTCATTGCTTTATGCAGGAGAAGTTCCAAAGTGGGATCTATCTAATCTACGACCAGCCGGTGCACCACTGAAGACATTCGGTGGCCGTTCTTCTGGCCCAGAACCACTAAATGATTTATTTAAGTTTGTTATCCGTATCTTTAAAAACGCACATGGTCGTAAGTTGACTTCTCTAGAGTGTCACGATATTATGTGTAAGATCGGTGAAGTTGTTGTCGTCGGAGGCGTACGCCGATCCGCAATGATTAGTTTATCTAATCTCTCTGACGACCGCATGCGTCACGCAAAAGCAGGACAGTGGTGGGAAGCAAATGTTCAAAGAGCTCTATCAAACAATTCAGCAGTATATACCGAAAAGCCTGATGTCGGGCAGTTCATGGCAGAATGGCTCGCGATCTATGAATCGAAGTCGGGCGAAAGAGGAATCTTTAGTCGAGACGCATCTCAGAGAGTGGCACGCAAAAACGGTAGAAGAGACCCATCTTTTGAATTCGGAACTAATCCCTGCTCTGAAATTATCTTGCGCCCTTATCAATTCTGTAACCTTACAGAAGTCGTTATACGAGACAGTGATACTGAAAATAGTTTGTCAAAGAAGATTAAGATTGCAACAATACTTGGTACATTTCAGTCAACTATGACATACTTCCCATATCTACGTAAGGTATGGCAGAAAAATACAGAAGAAGAAAGACTACTAGGCGTATCATTCACTGGTATCTATGATAATCCTTTGATGAACGATTACAATGATCCTGAGTTGCCTGCACGTCTAGAACGTCTACGTCAGGTTGCTATTGATACGAATAAGGAATGGAGCGAGAAACTTGGAATTAATCAGTCAGTAGCTATTACCTGCGTTAAACCATCAGGAACAGTCAGTCAATTGGTCCTTAGTCCTTCTGGCATTCATCCAGGCCATGATAGGTACTACATCCGCCGTGTGCGCAGCGACAATAAAGACCCACTCACCAATCATCTTATTTCTGCTGGCGTGCCTCATGAGCCAGACGTTACTAAGCCTCATTCTACTACTGTCTTTAGTTTCCCGATGAGACTACCAGATACTTCAATCACAAGAGAGAATGTATCAGCTATTGACCATCTAGAACTTTGGTTGAAGTATCAGCGTCATTGGTGTGAGCATAAACCATCTGTTACTATTAATGTAACGGAAGCAGAATGGCCACGTGTTGGCGCATGGGTTTATGATCACTTTGATGAAATGTCAGGCGTTTCCTTCCTACCATATGATGGTGGTACATATCGTCAGGCGCCATATGAAACCATCACAAAAGAAGAGTATGAAAACACAATCATAAATATTCCGACGACTGTTGATTGGGATAACTTGATTGAAATGGTTGACAACGTAGAAGGCGTTCAGACATTGGCTTGTAGTGCAGGAAATTGCGAGATATGAGCGAAGAATGGAAAGACGGATACAAACAAGGTTTCCAAGATGGCATGGAAATAGGAAAATTATGGAGGGACCAGATGGTCCCTCCACCTTCTGTTGGTCGATTAGACTATGGCGAACAGAAATGTAAAGTCTGTGGAATGTCTTTCACTGATAGTCTTGGTAGATTGAAACCTATGGGATATGTTTGTTCGCATAACAATTGTCCTAGTAGAATTACTTGTAACACAAGCCAACCATATAATTCTTCATGGTCTACTTCTATGGCTGCATCTTTAATAAAAGATCCTGGTCCTAGTGATGGTATGTCTTATGAGGAAATTTATGGTTCAGTAATTTATCAACAAAATAAAAATAAGGAAGAATAAATGAAGGTTGACGCAGAATTATTCGATCTTTGTAGAGAATTTATAAAAGAACATAAAATTGAATGTGCAGAAGACATCTATCAGACAGATAGCGTGTCTGAATATTCTTTAGAATTTATTGAATCAATCTGTGAATTAATTGGTTATCATGAAGAAGAAGAAATAGAAGACGAAGAATACGAAGATTGATACGTATTGATCCTCCTATACCTTTGTTAACACCAAAGGGCAAAGCATTAGCGCATTTTCTTATTGATTATGGGTTTGAGCACGATTTATATTGGGTTTGTTTTCAAGAAGAAACTGGTGAATGTTGGACTTGGAATAATAAAGATATAAGAGCGCAAAAGAATATTACGGCTGGTAGGATAAATATCCCGAAGGAGATTCGGGATGTGGACTTACAAAGGTGAAATCTTAGAAGATATACCAGAAGGCTATGTTGGAATGGTTTATATGATCACCAACATAGCCACTAATAAAAAGTATATCGGCAAAAAGATTTTTCATTTTACTAAAACAAAACAAGTAAAAGGTAAAAAGAAAAGATCTAAAGTTGAAAGCGACTGGAAAAATTATTATGGCTCCAACAAAGAACTCAATGAGCATGTGGAGTTGTTTGGAGTCAACAACTTTAAAAGAGAAATTCTGCATCTCTGTGTCAATAAATCTCAAATGTCTTATCTAGAATTACGAGAACAGATAGATCGTAGAGTATTGGAAACAGAAGAGTATTATAACGAATGGATCTCTGCGAAAGTTCGTAAAACAAAACACTTGACTAATCTATAAAATATAGTATAATTGGATTATTAACAATGGAGGTGTTATATGGCATGGCCACATAAGAATCGTCCTCGTAAGGGACGTAGAAAGATCGGCTCTCAGAAACGTAAGGCACGTCGCCTAAAGGGTCGTAAGCGTAAGTAATAAAATTGAAAGGTGAATAAGTATGAATAAGTTTTTCCTAACAGCAGCATTTGTTCTCGGTCTATCTGGCTCTGCATTTGCTCTGCATACCCACGATGAGACACACAACGGTAAGACTGTTGCTGTTCCTGGCGCAACTAAGAGCAATGGCGTTTACGCTCCAGCAGCGCAGTATACTCCGCACGGTCTAGTTGTGACTGCTCCTCCAGGCGCTGACGTTGATGTTGATAACGATGGTAGTGATATTTCAATTGATATTACTCCAAAGGGCAAGCGTGGCCTTCTTGGGCTTGGCGTTCTAGGTCTATAACAATGAAAAAGCTGAATCTGAATGAAGTAAAAGAATTCATTGTCAATACATCATTGTCAACTAAAATTTACATCGGTTCAGATTCAGCACGTCATCGTAAGGGTGATGTTTGGTTTGCTGAATACTGTACTGTTATAGTTGTTCACTATGATGGTAAACATGGTTGTAAAGTTTTCGGTGAGTTAGAAACCGAAAGAGATTATGACCAGAGGAAAGACAAACCACGCATGCGTCTCATGAATGAAGTAATGAGAACTGCGCAGATGTATCTTGAACTTGAAGAAGCTATTGGCGATAGACAAGTTGAAATACATCTGGACATCAACCCTAACGAAAAGCATGGTTCATCATGTGTCATTAGTGAAGCAGTAGGTTATATCAAAGGAATGTGTAACGTAGTACCTTTCGTAAAACCAAAAGCATTTGCTGCTTCTATTGCAGCTGATAGGCTGCTCGCGTAGCCTATCTTGGGGATGTAGAACAATTGGTTAGTTCCCGCTGCTCATAACAGCGTGGTTGCAGGTTCGAGTCCTGCCATCCCTACCATTTCCGAAAGGTTTTATTATGAATTGTTTGATCCCATTTTTGTGCGCATTAGTTATGAATGCGCCAGATAATAATCATAAATCTAAATATATAAATAAACATTACCAGGGTGGCGGACATAACGCCTCTTGGTATAACGACCGGAGCGGACGGACAGCATCCGGCATGCGTCATCACTATGGTGTTGCGCATAGAACTCTACCATTTGGAACAACAGTTTGCATTAGCAATCCTGCAAATGGTAGATCAGTAGAAGCCGTTGTAACCGATAGAGGGCCATTCGTCAGAGGAAGAACTATTGACGTCAATCAAAACGTGGCTCGTGCCCTTGGTTTCCGAGGAACCGCACATCTAAATTACCATCCGTGTTAAGGGTCGGTTGCACATAACAGAAAGGTAAATCCCAAAATGAAGAAGATTATTTTTGCTGCTGTGACAGCAGTAGCTATGCTTGCGATTAGCAGCACAGCTGAAGCACGTCGCTACAGCCAGAATACTCAGTATTCGCAACACGAAGAGGTAGACTTTGATCCCATTGGCTCTCTCTTCGGAGGAAGTAATTGGAGTGTAACACCACAATTCCGATTACATCCAAAACATGCTGTCTATCATAACAGCCGTTACCACACTTACTCTCATCATTTTTCTGGCAATATGTCAAGATCAATTGTATCTTATGGTCATATGCTTCAGAATATGGGACTGAGAGTATCCGAACATCCAGCATTCGGTGGCGTTCACCATGTTCATCATGGTCATGCGCATTATGCTGGACGTGCGATCGACGTTAATGTTGGTCGTGGCGTATATGAAGCACATTCCGGCTATGCTCATAAGTTTGATGCTATTGCAGCACGAGCAAGAGCAGCTGGCTATACAGTACTTTGGCGTGTGGCTGGTCATTTCAACCACATGCACATTCAGAAGTAATATAAGTATAAGGGTGGCAATGTCCGTGCCACCCTTTTATCATGGAGGCAAACTTGAACGTAGAAAAAGAGGATAAAAATATAGAAATCCCTAACATTGAAGATCATCACTACCTATTATTCAACTCGATTTTTGACGCAAGTTCAACAGGCGAAGCAATAAAATTTATTCTCGCTCGTAATCTTATGAAAAAAGATCGCCCAAAATTCATGAAGATGATCATAAATTCTCCAGGCGGCGAAGTCCCTTCAGCCTTTGCGTTAATTGATACGTTAAAAGGTTCAAAGATTCCGGTGTATACATATGGACTTGGTGAAATTGCTTCTTGTGGTCTACTTACGTTCATGGCGGGAACGAAAGGACATCGTTACATTACTAGAAATACCGCAATTCTTTCCCATCAGTTCTCATGGGGAACTATTGGCAAAGAACACGAGTTACATGCATCAGTAAAAGAATTTAATAACACCAGTCAACGTATTATAGATCATTATAAAAAATGCACTGGCCAGACTGAAGCGACTATCAAGAAATATCTATTACCACCAGAAGATGTTTGGTTAACGCCCAAGGAGGCAGTGAAGTATGGTATCGCAGACCAAATTGTGGATTTTTACTGAGTGGGCAGCAACCTTAATACTAATCATTGGCGTTGCTCTTACATCATGGAACATATATCCAGCTAACATATATATTAGTGCACTAGGTAATTTTTTATGGTTACTTATGGCATTGTATTGGAAAAAGTGGTCTTTGATTGTTATTCAAGTATTCATACTGTTAATATATACAGGTGGTGTAATTAAAGTTTTTATGGGAGTATAATATGGCAATTATTCGTTTTTCTACCGAGGAAGTGTTCGGTACTGATTCTCAAGAATATGAAATCCTAACAAATGCAGTAGCTAAAGTAGGCGATACACCAGGAGCAATCGTTGAGATTGGCACTCGTCGTGGTGGTTCTGCTAAGTTGATTATTGATACGCTTGTCGAGAATGGTAACTCTGATCGTTCTATGTTCTGTATTGATCCTTATGGTAATATTGAAATTGAATGCACCAATCTTAATATGACTATGCACAATCCAGACCGCCAAATCGATGGCGATAAGATGTCTAAGGAATTGACATCTCCTCAGCGTTTTGATTATGACAACACCATGCGTAATCGCACTATTCCTTCTCTGTATTTCTATGCATACCAGGCAGGTCTTAACTTTTCTTTCTTTTGTCTAGAAGATCACGAGTTCTTTAAGCGTTATGCTGATGGTGTTCCTGTTTATGACGAGTTTAAAAAGTTAGAAAATGAGTATGCATTTGTTTTCTTTGATGGTCCACATGATAATGAAACGCTACACATTGAATGTGACTTTTTCGTAAAGAGAGCGCCAGTCGGAGCAGTATACGTATTCGACGATATCTGGATGTATGATCACGATGAGATCGTAGAGAATACTTATCTGTTCCCTAATGGTTTTGAGGTTCTCGAGAAAAGCAAGATCAAGGCTTCCTACGTCAAGACTAAGTAATATAGATCCTCCAGGATTATAAATAATACATAACAATTCTGGAGGAACCATGCTAAACTTTGGTAATTATCTATCTGAATTAAAATTGACTCTTCAATATCATGACGAGTTAAATCCTAAGATTTGGAAAACCGAAGATAAGCTAAAACCAGAAGTTCGACAGGCGCTTCTGAAGTTTGCTTATACTTGGGCAGATTTTGCCAAGATACCAAAGTCAATGATCGATCATGTTATTATGACAGGCGGTAATGCCAATTATAATTACACTAGCAAATCAGACATTGATGTTCATGTTATGGTTGATCGTTCTAAACTCTTCTCGGATCCTAAATTTGTAGAAGAATATTTACAGGACAAAAAATCTTTATGGACTCTTACTCATAATGTAGATGTTTATGGTTATCCTCTTGAACCTTACGCTCAAGATAAGACTCTGAAATATCCCAAGAATCAAGGAATATACTGTTTAACAAAAGATGAATGGTTACAGAAACCTAGAAAAATTGACTATGATTTCAAAAACGATCATCTTCTGAAACAAAAAGTTTCACATTACATGCATGCAATTGATCATATGATCAACACTAAAATGAATGTTGATGCTTTTGAAAATATGAAGTCTCGTTTCAAAAACATGCGTGCTGCTTCTCTGCAACAATATGGTGAATTTGGTAGAGAGAATCTTCTATTTAAAGAGTTACGTAACCGTGGGTACATAGACAAAATGAATAAATATGAAACATCACTCAAAGATAAAGAACTCTCTTTAAAATAGAGCTTTTCTTTTTCTTAAATGTAGTCTATAATAGAGTGTCTTAAATGGAGGTTGTTATGACAATGAGCAGCGAACTAGAATTTATGGTTGAAACAGATATGATTGAACGGGGATATAATCCTTATAACCCAGAAGAAGTCAATATGTATTGGGAGAGCTATTTCAATGGCCATTGAAATCTACTCAAAGAACAATTGTTCTTTTTGCGAACAAACTAAAAAAATCCTAAAAATTCATGGTAAAGAATATGTCGAATATAAACTCGACGAAGACTTTACACGCGAGATCCTTCTTTCAAAATTTCCGGAAGCCAAGACATTTCCGGTTATTGTTGTCGATGGTTTTAATATTGGAGGATTCGAACAACTGAAGAAATATCTCACAGAAGAAACTTCTGACAACAGAAAGATTCTATTAGAAACCAATTATTATGGAGCTTGATTGTGGTTAAGTACGTAAGAGACACCTTATTGCAAGAACTTCGTAAGAATGTCATGGCTGTTCATTTTACTAAAGTGAATGGTGAAAAGCGTGAAATGCGTTGCACTCTTATGCCAGAACTTCTTCCGCCAAATTACGTTACCGAACAATCAGAAGAAAAAGATTTTCATGGCAAGAACCCAGATGTTCTTGCAGTATGGGATGTGATGAAGGGAGGCTGGCGTTCATTTCGCATTGACTCCATTGAGTATGTTGAAATGTTAGATCCATATCAATATATGTAGGAGAAACTAATGAACGAAAAGACTTATTGGGGGCATCATCTTATAATTAATGCAGGTGAATGTAACCATCAAACAATCACAGATTACAATACGATTTATCAGTTTGCCAAACAGTTGGTAGAGCAGATTGATATGGTCGCATATGGCGAACCACAGATTGTTAAGTTTGGGCACGGAGATAAGCAAGGTTATACCTTAGTTCAGCTTATTGAAACTAGTAATATTTGTGCACATTTTGTCGACGAAACTAATGATGCCTACATTGATGTCTTTTCTTGTAAGCCATTTGATGAAAAGGTTGTTATCAATCTAGTTAGAACATTCTTTGAAGCAAAGAAATTCGATACGATGTTTATTGACAGACAAGCGTGAGGATTATATGGTCGATATGATTTGGTCTGATTTCGATCCGGAATCAGAATATTCAATTAAGCAACGTGAAGCTAAAGCAATAAATGGGCCAGATTATTGGCCAACTATGCGGGAAGTGTTCAAGCATGATTGTGCTACACTCCCGCTCAATCGTTTTAGATTGTGGGCTTCGTGTCACAATGTTCCTTTTATTACACAGTATAGAACTTCTCGTTTTGTAGGCGAAGCATTCTATCATGCTGCTCGTGATGCAGAAATCGCAGAAGCTCTTGAAGAAAATTGGATTGGCGCTCCTGAACATATTCGTCCAGCCCTTAAAGTTACCTCTGACTTCGACACTTCTATGCAGCGTATTCAAGATATAGCTCATTTGTGTATTACTGGATTTGCGAAGAAACTGAAAGACATGGAATCAATCGTTGAGATTGGTGCAGGTTATGGAGACATGTGTTCAGTTGTTCATGCTTTAGGATTCAAAGGTAAGTATACCATTGTTGATATTCCAGAGACTCAACCTATTCAGGCGCACTATCTTGGTAAGCAAGGTATAACTCCGGAGTGGTCATTCGAAGACGATAATGTAACACATTCTGATCTTGTTATTGCTACTTGGTCGTTGTCAGAAACACCAGTAGAATATCGTAATGTATTAATGCCAAAGATTGACAAATCTAAAAATTGGCTTATACTAGCACAGTCAGAAGTATTTGGTTTGAAAGTTAATGACGATTACTTCAACAATTTCTTCCTAGATAAGGAAGTGGAAAAGATTCCGTTGATCAGTAATGGTCTTGACGTTTGGGATGGAGGAAATATGTATTATGTTGTACGGAGCGAATAAAACGTTTTATCCTTCCACTGCCGAACCATGTTATAATACCGCTGAAAAGTGGAAACCAAACATTGGTATTACATTCGGTGCGTTCGATCTTCTGCATGCTGGACATACAACTATGTTACAGCAGTGTAAAAATCAGTGCGATCAGCTGATTGTCGGTCTTCAGTCTGACCCTACAATTGATCGTCCAGATACAAAGAATAAACCAATTCAATCTTTATTTGAAAGATACGCGCAGCTTGATGCATGTCGTTGGGTTGATGCCATCATTCCATATGATTCAGAAAACGATTTATTAAATATACTAAGTATTGCTGATGTAAGAAAAAGGTTTATAGGCGAAGAATATAGAGGCCAATATATCCATGGTTCTGATATTTGCGCCGCAAGAAATATAGAAATTATTTTTATTGATCGTCAACATGGATTTTCTTCTAGCGAATTGAGAAGGCGAGTTGCTAATGAGTCACACAGATAATTATTTTAATGAAGTTGTTACAATTGCTCAAACTATCGATACAGTCAAGATTGACATATTGGCACAGAAACTTCGCGATGTTCGTGAAAATAATGGCCGTGTATTTGTTCTTGGCGTTGGTGGTAGTGCTGGTAACGCTTCCCATATGGTCAACGATCTTAGAAAGCTATGTGGTATCCAAGCATATTGTCCTACCGACAACGTTCCGGAACTCACAGCACGAACTAATGATGAAGGATTCGACACAGTCTTCGAAGAGTATCTAAAGGTAAGTAGACTTAGTCCTTTTGATGCTATCTTTATTTTATCAGTTGGTGGTGGCAACAAAGAAAAGAACGTATCAGTTGGACTAATTAATGCTATTGATCTTGCTGATGAAATTGGTGCTAACATTTTTGGCATAGTTGGCAAGAATGATGGCTATACATACAAAATGGGCGATTGTGTTGTATGTGTACCTGCTGTTGATAATACACGTGTAACTCCTCACTCAGAAGCATTCCAGGGTGTAGTCTGGCATTGCTTAGTTTCTAATCCAATCCTACAGAAGAATGCAACAAAATGGTAAAAGCGATATTTCTAGATCGTGATGGCACGATCAATGAACTTGTTCATGGTAGAGAAAATCCAAAGCACGTTTGTCCTTGGTATTTTGCAGAGTTCAATTATATTGACGGAGTAGAAGAAGCGATTAAAGGGTTTAGAGCTCTTGGATTTTCTCTTCATGTTGTAACCAATCAGCCGGATGTTGATGATGGTTATACTACTGAAGATACTATGAACGCTATTCATGATTGTATCAAAGCAGATTTAAAAGTAGATACAATTCAGACAGCAAGAACACGTGGTACTGAAGAGTATAAACCTAATCCTGGTATGTTGGATAAGATCATCAAAGAATGGCATGTTAGTAAAGAACGTAGCTGGATGATTGGTGATACTTGGCGAGACGTAGTAGCAGGTAATAGGGCTGGCGTTAAGACTATATACCTTGGTGATATATATTCTGCTCCTGAAGAATGGTTGCATATTAAGCCAGACTTCTATGCTAAGAATCTTCTAGAAGCAGTTAACATTATTCAACAGAATGTAGGTGGACAATGATTGAGATTTATGCTGATGGTGCAGACTTTGATGGTATTCTAAAGGCTGCTGAGAATCCAAGAGTTACTGGGTTCACTACTAATCCAACGCTAATGAAGCAAGCTGGCGTTACTGATTATGAGAATTTTGCTAAAGATATTATTAAAGAATTATCAGTTCGCCGACCAGGAACTAATATCTCTCTAGAAGTATTTGCTGATGATGTAAATGGAATGTATGATCAGGCAAAGAAGATTGCTTCTTGGGGAGAAGAATATGGATATGATGTGTTCGTTAAAATCCCTGTTACAAACACAAAGGGCGAACCTAATTATCGATTGATTGGTTTGTTAAACAGTGAAGGCGTAAAGGTAAATGTTACGGCTGTCTTTACTGTCAATCAGACACGTAACATTCTAGATAACATTACTAATCCAGATGTGCCCGTTATCATTTCTATTTTCTCTGGTCGTATTGCTGATACGCTTCGTGACCCAGTTTTGTGGACAAAACATTGTGTTGGCGAAGCTATGGACAAGCCAGAAGAGTTTGATAAGATTAAGTTCCTTTGGGCTTCGTGTCGCGAACAGTATCATCTTGTGATGGCTGAACAAGCAGGTTGTCATATTATTACTATGCTTCACGATCAGATCAAGAAGCTAAGTCTAGCTAATAAAGATCTAGATGTATTCTCTAAAGAAACTGTTCAAATGTTTTATAATGATGCTGTTGCATCCGGTTATAGGATTGAAGTATAATGAAGGGATTTGAAGAAAACGAAATTTCAGCTAAGGCTCAAGGCGGTACAGAAATTGCTAAACGCAAGTTAGCATCAATTATTGACGAAAAGCTGCTTGATAATTTCCAGATTGTTTGTTCACGTCCGAGAGAATTAGACGAATCTAAGATTCGAATTTTTTGGTGTCATGACATGCCAGAAGATCCTGAGTCTGCTAAGTTCAGAGATACGGAATGGCGTGACAAGTTTCACAAGTTTGTATTCATTTCTAACTGGCAGTTCCAGCGTTATCAGATGATGCATGGCATTCCTATGGATAGTAAGTGTATTATTCTAGAGTCTGGTATTGAACCAGCACCAGAGTCATGCCTAGAAAAGCCATATGATAATAAGATTAGATTGGTTTATACGTCTACGCCACAACGTGGTCTAGAGATCCTTATTCCTGTATTTGAATTTCTGAACCAAACACAGGATGACATTCATCTAGATGTGTTCTCCTCTTTTAAGATTTATGGATGGGACGAATATGATAAACAGTTCGAACCATTATACGAACAGGTTCGTAATAATCCAAACATGACTTATCATGGATTTGTTCCTAACGCAGAACTAAAAGAATATCTAAACAAGTCTCACATATTTGCTTATCCTTCTATTTGGCCAGAGACCAGCTGTCGTGCTATGCTAGAAGCAATGTCAGCAGGACTTGTTTGTGTTCATCCAAATCTTGGCGCTCTACCAGAAACTTCTGGCGCATTGAATGTTATGTATCAAATTGATATGGACAAGAATATGCATGGTAGTATTTTTGCTGGCAATCTCAATGCAGCTATAGAGTTAGTTCGTCAGAAAAATCAAGACAATATGATTAGATTCAATAAAACATATGTTGATTCTAGATATAATATTGATTTTATCAAAAGAAAATGGGAATTTATGCTAAACGATCTTGTCAAAAGATTTCCTGACGAAGATTCAAGAAAGTTTCCTGAAGCTATGTTTACTTACAAGACGAGCTAAAAATGATTGTTACAAAGACTCCGCTACGTGTATCCTTCTTTAGTGGAGGTAGTGATATGCCATCCTTCTATGAACAGGAGGATGGCGCTGCTCTTTCTGTCACTATCAACAAATTCATATATGTTATGACACACAAAGTTCCTCATATGGGCATACGATGCATGTATGACGATGTTGAAGAACAATATGATATTGAGCAAATGCAGCATGCGATTACTCGTGAAACGCTTAAATTTTATGATGTTACTAAAGAAATTACAGTTGCTTCTATTTCAGACATCGTAACTAAAGGCTCTGGTCTGGGTAGTTCATCAGCATTTACAGTTGGGTTAGTCAAAGCACTATCAACTGCTAAACATGATAACAACACTCGAAAATATATAGCTGATATTGCTTGTCAAATTGAAATGAACAAATGTGGTTATCCTGTTGGTAAGCAGGATCAGTATGCAGCTGCATATGGAGGATTTAATCTTTTTAGATTTAGAAAGAATGGCGATGTTGATGTAGAAGAAATACGTCTAACTAATCCTAATGTAATTGCTTTGCAGAATAATTTGCTTCTCGTATATTCAGGAAGAAGTAGAAACGCTAACAACATTCTACAGAAACAACAAAAAGCTATGTTAGATTTTGACAAATTTAGTAAAGTCAAAAGATCTAAAGACAAAGCATTCGAGGCAATGGAATTAATATATAAAGGACGCATCGACGATTTCGGAAGATTGTTGCACGAATCTTGGGTAGACAAAAAAGGTGTTTGCGAAGAAATTACTCAAGACTATTTTGACCAGATTTACAAAACAGCAATTGACGCTGGAGCTCTCGGCGGTAAGTTGCTAGGAGCTGGTGGAGGAGGATTTTTCATATTCTACGTTCCTCAAAATCGTAGAACGCAGGTCGAAGGAGCTATCTCTTTCAATCACAAAGATTGTAGAATTTATGATTTCGAATTTTGTGGTTCGGGTTCTCATATTGTCTACCATGCTGGATAAATAATATTGACTTTTTTAAACATTTAAGGTAATATATGAATATGTCCTCTAATAATATTGTGAGCTTCCCAAAAGGTAAAAGTGTGACTCGAGATATTACTCTCGAGGATATCCAACACAATATGGATATGATGAGGCATTATCATATCCAAGAAACAATCCAGAACTTAGTGCCTATGATTTTCAATCAATTGGATATCGCTGGTTTTGGATTAATTGAAGATGATGTGGACGTAGATATAAAGGATGGCGCTCTCATAGTAGAAGCATTGCGTTCGTTGATGCTAAAACACTATGACATGCACCATCCTTTTCAGCAAGTGTCAGATGCAATCTTTATACCCCATCCTAAAGAAGAAGGTGCGTTTAAGATTGTAGATAAGTTAGAACTAGAACTACTACCAATTAACGAAACTGAAGAAACCGAATAGGTGAATTGTGATTATCGTTGACTTGAATCAGGTGATGTTGTCAAATTTGTTGATGCAACTTGGCAACCATACAAATGCTCAGCTTGAGGAAAATATGGTTCGCCATATGATCCTTAACTCTCTAAGATCTTATCGTCAAAAGTTTTCTGACGAATATGGAGAAATGATTATTGCTTGCGATAATACTAATTACTGGCGCAAGCAGATTTTCCCTTACTACAAAGCCAATCGTAAGAAGAACATTGAGTCTTCAGAACTTGATTGGAAAGCTCTGTTCGAATGTCTTAATAAAATTCGAGCGGAACTAAAAGAGTATTTTCCCTACCGAGTTATTGACGTAGAATCCGCCGAAGCGGATGATGTCATATCAACATTAGTCTCTGAATTCGGCTCAGAACTAAATACTGGTGAGAAAATTCTAATCCTATCAGGCGATAAAGACTTCATTCAATTGCATGTATATCCTAACGTAAAACAGTATGATCCTACTCGTAAGAAGTGGGTTTCTCATGAGGATCCAGAAAGATATCTTCATGAGCATATTCTAAAGGGAGATGCCGGAGATGGTGTACCTAATGTGCTTTCTCCTGATAATGTTTTTGTTGTGGGTGATCGACAAAGACCCCTGACAGCAAAAAAGATGGAAAAGATTATGGGCACTGATCTTGATGAAATGGATACAGTTACCGCCCGTAACTATTCTCGTAATGCTAGATTGATCGATCTCAGTTTTACACCAGATCATATCCGCCAAAAGGTTATGGAACAATATGAAGCGCAAGCAAATCGTGATCGTAGCAAACTACTAAATTATTTTATAGCAAACAAACTCAAAAACCTTACTGAACATTTGAGTGAATTTTAGGAGATAATAATGGCTGTCCTTGGGATGTATGAATTTTTACACAAGGTTTCTAAACTAAAAAAGACGCAGGAAAAAGTTGATAATCTGAAGGGTAATGATACTATGGCTCTGCGGATTGTTCTGCAGGCTGTGTTCGATCCAAATGTCAAGTTCCTTTTACCAGAAGGTGAACCACCTTATAGGCCAAATGAAATCGTAGATCAGCAGCATGTGTTCCACAGAGAAGCTGATAAAATTAGATATTTCGTCGAAGGATTCTATCCCAATCTCAATCAAATGAAACGCGAAGCAATGTTCGTAGAGTTTCTAGAGAGACTAGATCCCGACGATGCGAAACTTGTCCTAGCAATGAAGGATAAGAAGATGCCATTTCCCGGCATCACTGTTCAACACGTCAAAGAAGCACTACCAGGGTTAATCGCAGAATGAGCAAGTCAGCACTAAAGAAGTTTAAGAAGAACGATTATTCAGATCACGAAGAATTTCACGACGATCCTCGTGAACGTGAGAACAAACGTAAGGCCAAACGAGTTGAACGTGCCTTACGTACAAAAGATATCTCTGCTCTAATCGAAGACGATGAAGATTTTATTGACGATATCTCTCAAGATATTTGGAGAGATTGATGCCAACGTATAAGTTTTTAAATAATGAAACTGGCGAAGAGTATGAAAACTTTATGTCGATATCGGAACTTGATGCATACTTGCAAGAAAATCCACATATCACTCAACTCGTAAATGGCGCTCCTATGATCCATTCTGGCAGAGGCATGGGCAAACCTGATCAGGGTTTCCGTGATCTGCTTAAACATATGAAGAAGGGAAATAATAAAGGTATTACGAGGAGCACTATCAACACATTCTAAGGGGTAAAATGGAAGAAGAACATACAACAAAGAGATTAACCCGTAAAGAAAAAAGACTTCTTCGCCAACAAGGAAAACCTGTTAAAGAAAATTATCAAGAAAAATTAAATTTCAATTTAAGGCATTTTGATCCTCTGACAGAAAACCAAAGATGTACGTTTAAGGCGTTCTCTGAGGAAAAAAATTTAATGTTGCATGGCATTGCAGGAACAGGCAAATCCTTCATGGCCATGTATCTATCTCTTAAACAAGTATTGGGAAATCCTGACTGTTCTTTTAAAAAGATTGTTATCGTGCGCACAGTGGTGCCCACCAGAGACATGGGGTTTTTGCCAGGTAATTCCAAAGAGAAAACTAAAGTATATGAAGCTCCCTATTACGCAATCTGTAATGAATTATTTGGTAGAGGAGACGCATACGACTATCTTAAAAATAAGAACCTTGTTGAGTTTATTTCTACATCTTTTATACGTGGTATTACTCTTAATGATTGTATAGTTATTGTTGATGAGATGCAGAACGCAACTCTTCATGAGTTAGACTCTGTCATCACTCGTATTGGCCATAATTGTAAAGTCATATTCTGTGGTGATTTCAGGCAAACAGACTTTACTAGAGAGCATGAGAAAAACGGATTGACGGATTTCATGAGAATTGTCAAATCTATGAGATCGTTTTCGTTGATAGAGTTCAATGCAGAAGATATCGTAAGGTCTGCTCTTGTAAAAGAATATATAGTTCTAAAGGACAAAATGAGGATCATAACATGAGCGAATCTTTTAATTTTTCCGACTACTGGCCAAAACCAGATCTTGGTAAACTCTATCACTACAAAGGTTTCAATCCCGCTGATCAAAAATATATTGAATGGGTTGTATGGAATTCAGGAGAGAATGGAATATTCTTTCAAGAAGATTATCATGATAGCAAATGGACAGCTACTTGGGTAATGAATTACCAATACTATGACTCAAATAATAACTATCTTGGAGTTATGGAAACAGCCGACATTTATCCAAAATATTCTTATCAATTCTGGGCAAATTTCAGAACGACTTCTTTCGTAAAAGGATATGAAATTCCATGGGGTGGATTGCAGAAAGTTGGAGATTTAATAGACAAACCTTTAAAAATATCTTTCTTCAATTCTACATTCTTTACATTTCCTTCGCCAGGTAGGCAGGTCGTTAAGTTCGAAGCTAGACATCCAACTTATGTAAATAAGAATGGTGTGCTATATAATGATGTTCTAGAAGTAACATATGACCAAACCTTCGGCGAAAAGACAGCTGGCGCTAGAAGCTGGTTCGCTAAGGATTTTGGTATCGTTGAGACCCAATGGCGTTGGAAGGGGCAAGATATTGGTGATATTTTGCCAATGACAATACGTATTGATAATGGATATATAGATGAAAACAAATACCCAGTTTGGACGTAAATTATTTAAACATAATCTAGTACCAGAAGTTGAGATAGATACTCAGACTATAGATGGCAAAAGATATTATGTGTTACCGAACGGAGAAAAATTCCGTTCGGTAACGACTGTATTAGATGGAGCGTTAGACAAAACAGCACTAATGGAGTGGAAGAAGCGTGTCGGTCACGAAGAAGCTCAAAAGATTTCTACGCAAGCTGCTCGTCGTGGAACCGCCGTACATTCCATCGCAGAACGTTATGTGCTCAATGAAGAGAACCATCTTCGGGGTGCTATGCCTTCTGGAATTGATGCTTTCAAGGGCATTCAAACGTTATTAGACAAACATGTAGATAACATTCTCGGCGTAGAGTTACCTTTATATTCGGTTGCTCTTAGGACTGCCGGGCGTTGTGATCTTATTGCAGAGTTTAATGGAACCCCTTCTATCATTGATTTTAAAACAAGTCGTAAGTTAAAGAAAGAAGAATGGATTGAATCTTATTTTCTTCAAGCCACAACTTATTCTTTAATGTTCGAACGTATGTATAAAATACATGTTCCGCAGATCGCAATACTTATAGCTGTAGATCATGAAGAACCACAGTTATTCGTGAAAGATCGTGGAGATTATGTCAATAGAGTATTAGAGATATTCACAAAAGAATAGCTGCAATAATTCCTAAAATTACAATAGTCCAGAATAAATCCGATAAACTACCTTTAGGTTTTCTGCCTCTTTTTCTACGATATCCCCCAGTAGTTTTACTAGTAGTATACCATGAATTCGGCCCAACCTTTAATGATTGGGTCGTTCTAGATCTTCCAGTTTTTTGATTGGTTGAGTAGGTAGTTCTCATACCTTTCTCACCATAAGAGGTAGATGTGGTTATACCTCTTTTACCACCCCATGAAGTAGTGGTTCTAACTGGTCCGGTTTTCTTTGTGATTCGAGTTCTTACATTTCCCATATACCTATTTATAGGTTATTGACACCGTAAAAACTTTCTTGATCAGTGGAGTATACCGTACGTTTAATGCCAAAATGTTCGATAGCTTTCTGGCATCCAGGGCAAGGTTCAGCCAACCCAGTCACCCAATTAGCGTCTCCCTTGTTTTGTTTCTTAACACGGTAGACATATAGGGTGGCATCTTTTAGATCGTCTTCGTCGACAACCTTCAATGCTTTGATAATACAATCTACCTCTGCATGTTTAAAGATCGCATCGTTATTCTTCGCGAATCTTTTTTGCAGAGGATGAGACTTATCTGAATTGAAACCGACAGAGATAATCTCGTTACGGATAACAAGACACGCTGCCAGTTTCATTTTCATATTGTTGGAAGTAGCAAGTCTACGAACGAATTCCATATATTTTTTATC